GGCGAACGGTTCGCCAAAAACGCCCAATCTTTGAAGGGCTCTAAGGGCTAATGGCGAAGAGGGCTGCAAAGGCCGCCAAACGTCGCCGGCGGCCCGTGGGGCGACGCAAGCCGGCCGGGCGGGCTCCTGGCTCTCGGGCAGGGAGCGGGGCTCAGGCGGGCGGCAGTCAGCCGACGCCGAGCCCGGCCGGCGGTTCGCCTCGGGCACCGGCGGCACCGGACGCGCCCGAGCTGCTCACGCGGCGCGAGCTGAGCGCCCGGCTCGCGGTGCATATGCAAACCGTGACGAAGTGGGAGCGGGCCGGGCTCCCGATTGCCGAGCAAGGCCGGCTCGGGAAGCCCTCGCGCTACGCCGAGGCCGCCGTGCGGGCGTGGCTCGACTCGCGCGAAGTCGAGGCCCGGCGCTCCGGCGTCGCCGAGGTTTCGACGGAGCGGGCGCGGAAAGAGCGGGCGCAAGCCCTCCTCGCCGAACAGTCGTACGAGGCGCGATCGCGGAGCCTCTTGCCGGCCGATGAAGTCGAGCGGGTATGGAGCGCCGAGGTTGCGGCGGTTCGTACGGCGATCCTGGCGAGCTACACGACGCAAGCCGACGCCGTGCACCGGGCCGGCGTACTCGACGGCGTGGGCGGCGTCGAGCGGGAGCTAAAGCGGATCGCGCTCGAACTACTTCGCGAGCTTTCCGATCCGACACCGAGGCCGTTGCCGCGCGCCGCCGGCGCGGCGTGAGGAGAGCGCAATGACGCAAGACGAAGAGCAAGCCACGATGAAGCAAGCGATTGACAAAGCCGAGTACTACCTCGCGCCGATCCGTGAGGGCAGATTCGACGGCAATTACGAAGGGAAGGCCGCGCACGCGCTCGTCGCGATCGCCGAGCTGCTCGTCGGCATGGCGAAGGTGAGCTTGCGATGACGTGGCCGATACTCGCTTTCTTCGTCGTGTTCGTCATTACGTATGCCGCGCTTGGGAGATGGTTCAAGTGAGCGCCGACGACGAGCCGCGCATTTGGATCACGCAAGGCCCGAGCGGCGTGACGGAGAAACAGCTTCTCGACGCGCTCGACGAGCTGCGCGCCCGCAATAGTTACGTGCTCTCGTGCGGGCACGTGCACGACGAAGGCCGCCAGAGCGGGCACGTCTGGTGCGCCGCGTGCGGGCGTCACGTGCCGATGTATCCGAAGCCGCTCACGTGATCGAGCCGACACCGACGGAGGCGCTCGCGGCCCGTGTGCGCGCGAGCTTCGCGCCGCCGTCCGAGCTGCGCGTGTCGGAGTTTTCCGATCAGACGGTGATCGTCACGAGCGGGCCGCTCGCGGGTACGCACTGGCAAACCGACTTCGCGCCGTATCAACGCGGGATCCTCGACGTGTTTCACGAGCCCGGCATCGAGATCGCCGTCGTGATGGGCTCCTCGCAGTGGGGCAAAACGAGCATCGCCGTCAATCTGTGCGCGTACCATATCAAGCACGATCCCTGCTCAATTCTCGTCGTCGAGCCGACAGAAGATCCAATGGCGCGCGACTTCGCAAAGAATCGACTTGATCCCATCATCGACGCGAGCCCGGAGCTAAGCGACGCCGTGCGGCGCAAGCGCAACAAGCGCTCGGGCGGCACGGTGCTACAGAAAACGTTTCGGGGCGGCTCGCTCTCGATCGCCGGCGCTAATTCGGCGTCGTCCCTGGCGGCGCGCCCGGTACGCGTGCTGATCTGCGATGAAGTCGATCGGTATCCCGCCGAGCTGCCCGGCGAGGGCGCGACGCTCGCGATCGCATTCAAGCGCACGACAACCTTTCGGCGACGGCGGCGGATCCTCTTGCTCTCGTCGCCGACGCTCGCCGGCTCGCCGATCCATGAATGGTGGTCGAGCGGCGATCAGCGTCGGTACTACGTGCCGTGCCCGAGCTGTAAAAAGGGCTTCGCGTACGAGTGGCAGCTCGTGAAATGGGAGCGGGATCCCGATCGGCCGAGCACCGCGCGCATTCATTGCCCGAGCTGCGGGCACGGGCTCGATGATGCCGAGCGCGTCGCCATGCTGAAGTTCGGCACGTGGATCGCCGACAAGCCCGATCGCGACGACGCCTCGATCGTGTCGTTCCATCTATGGGAGGCGTATAGTCCATTCTCGTCACTGAGCGAGATCGTGACGAACTTCCTCCGCGCGCGTCGGAAACAAAAAGAGGGCGATCGCGCGGAAATGCACACGTGGATCAATACGACGCTCGGCGAGCCCGTCGAGCCCGACGAGGGGGAGGGCGCGGAGCCGCACGCGCTCCTGGCGCGGCGCGAGGAGTACGCGGCTCCGGTGCCGACGGAGGCCGTCGTGCTCACCGCCGGCATCGACATTCAGGACGATCGGATCGAGGGCCTCGTGATCGGCTGGGGCATCGGCGAGGAAAGCTGGCTCGTCGATCGGTTCTATTTCGCCGGCGACACCGAGGGGCCGGAGCCCTGGCGCGAGCTGGAGCAAGCGCTCGAAAACGAATACCGTCACAGCTCCGGCCCGACGCTCCCGATCGCGTGCGCGTGCATCGACTCCGCCGGGCATCGCACGACGATCGTGTACGACTTCGTGGGCCGGCATCCGCGCACGTTCGCGATCATCGGGCGGGATGGCGAGCGGCCGATCGTCTCGTCGCCGACGCCGCGCTCGTGGGGGCGGAATGGCCGGCAAGTGCCGCTCTATACGATCGGCGTCGATTCGGCCAAGGCGTTATGGCAATCGCGCTTGATTCTCACCGAGCACGGGCCGGGCTTCGCGCATCTCCCGATCGCGCCGTGGGCCGACGAGGAGCTATGCCAGCAGCTCACGAGCGAGCGCTTGATCAAGCGGTTCAAGAAAGGCGTGCCGCGTATGGAGTGGATCAAGCGGCGGCCTCGCAATGAGGGCCTCGACTGCGCCGTATACGCCGTCGCCGCGCTCCGGTTGCTTCATCCCGACTTGAAGCTCCTCGCCGATCGCCTCGCGAATCCGAACGCGCGCACGCCGCCGCCGCCGCGCAAGCCCGCCGGCTTTCTCGGGCCGTCGCGTCGCGGATGGCTCCGGCGGTGAGTGGTGTTACAATTGCGCGCCGAGGGGGGCGCGGCTCATGGCATGGACGCAAGCCGACATCGACACGCTCAAGCAAGCACTTATCGATCGGAAGGGCGCGCGCTCGATCGCGTTCTCGGATCAAGTCGTGACGTTCGACTCGATCGACGACATGCTCAAGCTGCTCTCGGTAATGACGGGCGAGGCAACCGGCGGAAGCCGCACGCGCTACGCACAGACACGCAAAGGGTGCTGATCGCGAATGGTGCCCGGCCTCACGTCGATCGTCATTCCCACGTATAACCATGCAACACAGCTCGCCGACGCGATCGGAAGCGCCTTGCTTCAAACCGCGCCCGTTGAAGTGATCGCGATCGACGACGGCTCCACGGATCACACGAGCGACGTGCTCCGGAAGTATCCGCAAGTGCGCGCGTTGAAGCTCCCGCACTGCGGGCCGAGCCTCGCGCGTAACGCGGGCCTCGATGCGGCGGCCGGCGAATACGTGATGTTGCTCGATGCCGACGACGTGATCGCGCCGGAGAAAGTCGCGAAGCAACGCGCCGAGCTGGAGGCCGTGCCCGAAGCGGGCTGGTGCTTGTGCGACGTGCGGATCGAGGATGCTTGCAAGGGCCGCACGATCAACGCCTCCGAACAATACGACTACGCGCGGATCGGGATCGACGGTTGGATCAAGTCGAAGCTTCAAGCCGGCCCGTTTATCCCGGTGATGTCGCCGCTCGTGCGGCGCTCGGTGATCGAAGAGCCGACGCCGATCCGGTTCGACGATCGCCTCGTGCCCGAGGATTACCACTTCTGGCTGAGCATCGCCGGCCGCGCTCGCGTGCGTTACGTGCCCGACGTGCTCGCGACGTATCGACACGGGCGCACCGGCCGAAGCCGGTTGCCGAAAACGGCCCGCGCCGTCGAGGCGAATATCGAGCTGCCGTTGCGGCTCAATCTCGGTTGCGGCGCGCCGGGCACGCGCTCCTGGCATCCGATGCGCGGCTTCGTGAATCTCGACAAGTCGATGGGCTGGCGCTTCGAGGATGGCTTGCGCGACTTCGCCGATCACTCCGTCGCCGGGATCACAATCTCGCATGCGTTGATGTATCTGCCCGAGGCCGACTGGCCGCGCTTTCTCTCCGAGTGCTCGCGCGTGCTTGCCGATCACGGCGTGCTCCGGATCACGGAGGATCACACGGAGCATCCCGAGAGTGCGCGGCGCGGCGGCTGGCGCGGGAGCGAGCCGGCCGTCACGCTCACGACGCCGAGCTTTGTCGCCGAGCAGCTCGCGCGGGCCGGCCTCGTGGCCGAACACGTGGACGCCGAGCGCTCGACGTATCTCGATCGCTCGTTGATGCAAGCGCAACACGGCAAGCATCCCGATGTTTTTTTCATCGAGGGCCGGAAATTGCCCGGCACGCTATTCTCGCCGCACAACGACGACGAGACGCTTTTCGCGGCGTTTACGATTCTGCGGTTTCGGCCGCGCGTCGTCGTGTGCTTCGAGAGCGTGCGCGACTACGGCGATCCGCGTGTGCGGGAAAATGAAACGCGCGAGGCAATGACGGTGCTCGGCGGCGGCGCGGTCGAGCAGTGGGCATGCCGTACCGGGATCGGTAGCGCGCACGTCGGCGAGCTGGTCGAGCAGATGCAAGCGTTCGACGCACGCGCGCATCCGATCCGAGTGTGGGCTCCGTCGCGCGAGGCATCGCATCCCGATCACGTCGCCGTTGCCGAAGCCGCCGCGCTCGTGTTCGACGGGCGCGTGCGGCACTTCCACACGTACGACGCCGGAGGCAAGGTGCGACGCGGCAAGCCCGTCGAGTACGAAGTCGAGTGGATCGAGCAAAAGCATCGGGCCTTATTGCGTTACGAGACACAAATCAAGCACGCGCGCGCTCACACGTTTTTCGCGTGGGATCTCACTGAATACGAGGAGGCGTGATGCCGGGTCCATTCAAGCTGTACCCAGAAGAGCGGCACTGGTGGAGCTTCAACGACTACGGTGCCGTGCTCGACGTGATGACGATGTACAAGCCGAAGCGTGTCGTCGAGTTTGGGCCGGGCTCCTCGACGCTTGCGCTCATCGAGGGCGGAGCCGAATCGATCACGATGCTCGAAGATAATCCGGATTGGGCCGGCGTGTACCGTGAACGGTTGGCGCGCAAGTATCCGACGCCAGAGTATCCGACGATCGTTGAGATGGTTGAGTACACGTGGTGCAAGCCGCTCCGGATCCCGAAGCTCGATAAGGCGCGCTTCGATCTCGCGCTCATCGACGGGCCGCACGGCACACAAAGCCGGCCGCCGGTGCTCGCGTGGTGCTTGAAGCGGTGCGATCTCGTGCTCATCCCGACGGAGGATGGCGACGGCGGCCTCATGCGAACGGCGATCAGGGCCGAAGCGAAGAAAGCGCGCCGCTCGTCGGTGCAGTGGATGGAAACCGGGCCGCTCTCTGGCGGCTTTGCGCTGATCTCCTGATCATGCTGATTGTCTTGGCGTGGAGCTGGGGCGGTCTGTTCGGGCCAGAGTATCCGAATCGACTTCGGGCCTCGCTCGCGCGCCGGTTGCATATCGCGCACAAGCTCGTGCTCGTGACGGATCGTACCGACGGGCTCGATCCTGGCATCGAGGCGATCCCGATGCCGACGACGTTCGCGGAAACCCCACGGTGCCGCCGCCGCATGCAACAGTACGATCAGACGTTTACCGATCCGCTCGGCCGCCGGATCCTCGGGCTCGATCTCGATCTCGTATTCGTGGATGACGTGACGCCGCTCGTACTCTGCGACGATCCGATCAAGTGCTGGAAAGTCGGGCATGCCGGCGTGTACTCCGGAAGCTTCGTGCTTTTCAATTCCGGCGCGCTCGATGGCGCGTGGCAACAATTCGCCGCCGCGCCCGAGGCGTGGCCGCGCTCGTTGCAAAGATCGGGCACGCCGTCGGATCAAGCGATGATCAATGCGTGGCTCGCCTCGCAACCGCCGATCGCGCACTGGACGGAGCGAGACGGATTCGTCACGTACTACGGGCGCGGATACGAGCGCCTCGAACATTTAGGCGTTGGGCCTCGGTATCCGCACTTGCCGGCCGGTGCCCGCGTCGTCGTGCTCGGCAGTGCCGATAAGGCCGTGATGGATCGCGCCGAGTTCCCGTGGATTCGCGAGCACTGGCGCGACGTGCCGGCGAGGATCTCGTGACGCCGATCTTTCCCGTGATGCCGTTCGCGCTCGATATGAATCTCGGGCGCGCGTACAACGAGGCGATGAGTCTCGCGC